CGGAGAATTCGCCCGCTCCGGGCAGGACGTTACCGCAAACGACATCATCAACAGCCTTTCCAAATCCCTCACAGGAACCGGGATTTTTGTCCTTGGAATGGCCCTTGCAAATATGGGACTTTTGCGCGGAGGCCCGGACGATGACGAGAAACAGGCGGAATTTGACGAGCTGACCGGGCATCAGGACTATTCCATTGAACTGCCAAACGGGCTTTCCTTCACCATTGATTGGCTGACCCCTGCGGCAATGCCGCTTCTTATGGGCGCACAACTGGAAAAAATCCGGGAAGATGGAGATGTCACGCTGAAAGACTTGGAAACGTCCCTGCTTTCCATTGCGGATCCCATGATTCAAATGTCTATGCTGCAAGGCGTCAATGACACAATGGACAGTATCAAGTTCTCAGATGATAACTTGGGACAGATCGCCGTCTCGACGGCGCTTGACTACCTCACACAAGGTCTGACAAATACCCTTGTCGGGCAGGTGAGGCGGTCTATCAGCGGTGATAACACAATGACCTATGTGGACAAGAACAGCATTATTCCGGACTGGCTGCAAAGAGAGCTTGGGTCCGCCTCCAAGAAGTCTTTTACGCCAGCATATAACCAGGTGCCCTATATCGACGCGTGGGGCCGCACAGAGGAAACCGGAGACTTTTTTGAAAGGCTGGTTAACAACACACTCAATCCCTCTTACATCTCTCAAATCGACGTGGACGATGTGGAGCAGGAGCTTCAACGGGTCTATGACGCCACTGGCGAGAGCGTGTTCCCATCCAGAGCGGAAAAGAAGATCACCTATGCCGGAATCGAAAAAGAGCTTACCGCCGATGAATACACCAGATATGCAACATTGCTTGGGAAAACCCGGTATAACGCACTTTCTTATGCAATGGACTCCCCATATTATAAGGATTTGACAGATGAAGAAAAAGCAGGCGTTATTTCTGATATATATAAGTATTCAAATGGTGTGGCCAAGAAATCCATTATGCCGAGCTATGAGCCTGACAAATGGATTTTAAGTGCTGAGGAAGCGGATAAAAATGGGATTAAAGCAGGGACATTCATTTACTATCGAAATCGGCTGCAATCGCTCAAGGATGGCGGGATGAACACCAGCGAGGCGAATTCCGAACTCCGAAATGAACTTTTGGATGATGACCGCCTGACAGCAGCGCAAAAGACGGATTTGGACAACTGGATTATCAACGATCTTACGGTTATCCCCAAAGACGTTAATGTTGACTATTCTTCCCCGGAGACATTTACCATCACGCAGATGTCCGAAGGAGCGCAGAAACGGTGGAACAACATCAAAAACCGCTTCGGCATTGATGCCGACACCTACCAAGCCACATGGAAAATCTACCAGAACGACGATCTCAATGCAGATCAGAAGCGGGCGCGGATGACAGAGTATGTTGGCGGCAACGCTTCGGCTCTGTATAGGGAGTTTGGGAGGAGAAGGGAAGAAAAGAGGCGCCCCCCCGGGGGGGGGGGGGGGCCTTTTCTCACTGTTTGGAGATGATCGTTTTCAGAACCGGAACAACGCTTTCGTAGTATCGGAAGGACGGGACTTCCTTTCCGGGGCAGTTCTTGGCAACGTCATTGACCCATGCCCCGTACTGCTTCGTTTTCAGGTGGTTCCGGTTGGCGATCATCCCGACCTTGTTTGCGGAGATTCCCAGTTTTTCGCCGATCTCCTGCGCTGAGTAGGTCTTTTCCCCGATATAGGGCAGGGGGAGCAGGTATTCCCCGGTCAGCTCCTTGGTAGCGTGGGCCTGGAGAACCTGTCTGTAAGTACCGTCATACTCCTTCGCCAGACGCTCCAGAAGCTGGGCCTTACGGACGCGGATGCTCTCCATCTGGTAGTCGGTCATAGGCTTAGCTGTGTAGTGGCCCGTCTTGCGGATGCTAGGCAGTACTTCGGAAGTCACCCAGCGCTTGAACTTTTTCGCTCCGGGGAGTTTACTGGATAGCACAAGCGAGTACAGGCCCGATTCGTTGATGACGGTCATTCCGCGTGGCGTTTCAAAACTGTCGTTTTGGCAGTTTTGTTTGTCCTCGTCATCAACATGCTTCTTCAATGCGCCAAAAGTATCGCTGTACCCAAGCGCAAGAGCCACGTCTTTCCCGACCAGCCACGGCTCTCCGTTGATTTCCACGGTGCGGACTTTTCCGAATTCGGGATTGTTGAAAACTTTCAGTTCGTTCATTGTGATACCTCCATAGATTTCTTTTTCATGGTGTTTTTGACACTGCGCTGGCCTTTCAGAAAGCCGTAGTTGAAAGCAAGTACCGTTGCGCTGAACAACCCTTCGCTTTGCGATACAATGGCCTCCAGTTCTCCCGTATCCATGCCATAGCGTCCGGTTTTCACCTTCCCAAGCATGTCAATGAATGCCCGTGGCTCCATCTTCATCTCAGTCACCTCCCTCCCCGTCGTAGATGTTGCCGATGATCTCACAGTAGTATGCCGTCTCCACGCTCCTTCTGCGCCAGTCATGTGCCATCTGGAAAATCGCATTATTTTCGTTCCACTCTACTGTGTATATTGAGTTCTCGTGCGGGTCATAGACGTTGTCCCCCTCAAAAATCCGCTTCCCATTCTTATCTTTCAGGCCGGTGTACTGGCAGACCGTGGAGGGGTCAACCTCAATCGGTACAACATTATCGCCCATTGAAATTTCAAATGTTCGTGCGTTCCTGCGACTGTAAGTCTTATTTTGAAGGATAAATGCCCCACTGTATTCTCCCCAGTACGGGAATCCTTCCACCCATGCACCATCACTCAGCCTCTTGGCTTTGAAAAGGATTTCTCTCATTGGGCACCTCCGATGATCTCGTCAAGGGTGTAAATTTGCCCATTTTTCATGTTTGGAAATAGGTCAGCATGAAGATAGGCTATTGCCCCAATATCCGCGTAAACACAAATAGTACATGGTACTAATTCCAGTTTTTCAGCATTTGGATAAATAAGTTTAATTGCCTTCGCCCTATCCACCTCCTGCTGCGTCCAGCGGGGCTTTCGGATGATGCGGTCTGGGTGGTTGATGGCTAAATAAATGACATCATCAACACATCGTTTATCATCATCAGATACAACATGACCCTTTTCATCCACATGCCAATCTAAGCAGTTCCCGTAAACATTAAACCGCTCTCCCACCTCAACCCCCAGCATCTCGCAAATTCTAGGCTTGTCCATGTTGGCCTCCTTCCTTTTCACCCAATTTTTGCACTCTTCCTGCGGGTCAAAGTCCTTCTCAATTTCACACCCAATGCAGTTAAAACAAGTGCGTGGTTCATCATCCTCCACCACCTCATAGCCCATCAGGCGGGCGGCTTCGTGGGGATTAGCCATTGCGTATTCATGGCATGGTCTTTTTGTCCCCTTGTATTGCTGCACGGGTTCCCGAAGCTCGCAATAGTCGCAATCTTTTTTGCTATCGCAAAACTGCTCTAATGCCTGTTCAATGGTAAGTGCGACTTCGCCCGTCTTACTCCGAAACTTCATGGTCGGCCTCCTTTCGCTGGCCGTAGGAGCAGAAATCATTTTCGTAAGTTCCGCCTTCCATTCTGTGTCGCTCACATTCACCAGCACAGTGATTTTCCCACTGCCTAGTGTATCTTCTCCAATATTTACACTCCCGGCACCTGACCACAGGCACGGCGTCGATGGTGGGGGCATGACAAATCAAATTAAGAAAATTACGGTTACAGTTACGTTCAATGCCAGTTGCCCCTTTATATTGTTTCTCAACTTCGTCATAAATCATGTCAACATCAGCTAATCTCATGCCCGTCCTCCTCGTCCATGCGAGCGCCGCACGTTGGACAGTATGGCATATTCTCAAATGTTAGCGGCTGTGTTCCAGCACAAACAGAGCACCTAACTCTTGAAATGATTCCGCTTGCGGTTGAAACCCTTTCCCATCTTCCGTGCCTCACCTCCGCAACGTCGGCGGCATTATGGAGATTTATTCTGTAAACAATCGCATCGACGATTTCTTTGCTTGCGCCGCAATGCTCAAAATCATCAATCAGAGCTGCCCTCTCGATGTACTCCTTCATTCGCTCCACCTCCGTTCGTGATCGTCCACAATCCGTTGAATGATTTCCAACTCTTCATCTGTCAGCGTCCGGTTCCACGCAATGGAGAAATCGCCCGTACACCGATTCGGGCAGGCCGTACACTCGCAACGGTTGGCGTTGCTGGTATCATTCACCCTGAATGGGCAGCTGTGGTTATAGCAGTCAGTTCTAATCCCTAATTCCCGTTCGACAAATTCAGTGGGATACATCGGCGGTATAGTTTTATTCTCCATCCTGCTCCCTCCGTAGTGCGGCCTCTTCGCGGGTCAGGAAAACAGTTTTTCCGAAATCTTCAGGTATCAAATAACCGTTCCAAATCGGATATGTAATCTCTCCATCTGCGTTAATTTGTACGCCATCAAGACGGCTCACGCTCGGGCAGTCATCACCTATGCGCCACTGATAGATAGTTTGATCTGGCTTTGCAGGCAGCACCATGCACCGCCCCTCATCGTCAGCCTGTTTGAGTGTGCGGAGGCGGTCAATGGAGCCGAGCTCCTTGTAGGCATTAAGCTCATGCAGCGCACAGGCGATTTTTGCCATATCCACGGCAGAGAGGATTTCCTCCGGCTCCAGCCCCGTGCCCTCGTAGGCTGCGAGGCGGTCAACGGCTTCTCCGCTGTATTCGGTGTCGCCAATTTTGAGCCGCCATTTCCCGCCGTCAAAGTATGTCAGCCGTTCCATGTCAGTCTTCCCCCCATGCTCTGCCAATCATTTTATCCAGACCATTTGCAGCCTCAATCGCCGCACCCCGTTCCCGCTTCACCTGCTCCAGCTCGGCCTGCACAGCATGGCAAACCGCCTTTTCTTTCTGATACATTTCCCGCAGCTTCTCGTTTTCGGCCTGGAGTGCGGAGAGAGCAGTGGCGGCGTCAAGCGCAACACCTCTTTTCAGGTCCTTCCCTTCAAAATATCTGTTCAGCCGCTCAATCAGCTTCTCAATGTCCATCAGGTGTCCTCCTCTCCCTCCGGCTCATCCAGCGGCTCATAAAACGCGCAATGAGCCATGTTCCCCTCTCCGGCAACGGCACAAATATCTCCATCCAGGTCAAACACCCGGGAGATATTCACATATTTCAGACTGCACCCAAAGCACGGGCTTCCATTCTTTTTCCGCCACTTCCGCAGAGGGCGCTTAGAGCGGTGTTTGCAGATCATAGAGCATATCAGGTCAGCCATAGCAATGCTCCTCTCCCTCCGGCGGGCGGCGGTAGGCAAGCCAGTTCTCGCCGTATCTGTAATCCTCGATATGCTTTGCATAAAACGGATCAAGGATATTCCAATGTGGCGGGGAGCTTTCTTCCCGTAACCCAACATGCCAATACGGTTGTCCTCCCATCTCCCGCAGCTGCTCGATGGTCAGCGGCTCGTTCGGCTGGGTGAGGGTGGGTATAGAGCGCACCTTGTCCAGAAATACCTCCCCGATCTGCACGGTTGCTGGATGGCACGCTTGGTCAATTATCTTTTCGCACCATCTTTTAAGTGCGTCTCCGTCAATCGCCCTTGCCATTTTTCAGCGCCTCCTCAGTCGCAATCATCTCGATTACCGGAACAACTTCAAAGTCTCTGTCCCACGAAGAACAGCCGCTTCTAGCCTGCGCCTCAGAACGATATGTCTTGACGGATACGTCTTTTATTTCGGATATGGGACGAAAACTAAAAGCCTTTGCTAGACCGCACCAGACCTCTGTTCTGTTTTTCCGCATGACCACATAGCGCTTGCGCTCAATCCGCATCGTTCAGGACCTCCCCTTTTCCACTCTGTAAATACAGGCACTTTTCCCATCCTCCCGCTTCGTCTGCATACTTACAGGATTCAGCTATACACCGTTTCCCCTGATAGTCAGGGTGTCCACACGCTTTCGGCCAATCAGGGTAAAATACACTGTTTAGCCCAAGAATGGTAGAGAGGTCAGGGCCACAGAACTTCGGCGTAGTCAACCGCTTAAAATGCTCTCGAACTCCTACCGGGATTTCCTCGAATTTTTCAAATTCCTCAACCATCCCAGTATCAGTATGCTTCAATGTGTATGCGGTTTTCGTCCCGTTGGTAAAATATCTGCAATCAATGCTCATTTGTTATTTCCTCCATATTGTTAATTTTCTCCATCACCATCTCCACGGCCTCGTCCGTCAGCGGGCGGGAACAATGCGGGCAAAAACTGATTTTCTGTGGCTTACAGTGCCCTGTTTTCAATTCCCCGTTCAGGATGCTGTATGCCCCAAATTTTTGCACATATCCCTCAGAATCTGGCTTGCAATAAGGACACCCCGGAAACACCTTCTCCACCTGCTCCCGGCTGACGGGGCGGAGGGCGGTGAGGATAGTGTCCAATACAAGCTTGAACGACACAGCCATACCAGCCGCTATAAACGAACCTTGACCCTCGTATTCATCGGTCAGTTCTTTAAGGCTATCATTCAAAATTTTAGCTTTTGCGATTGCTTCTTCCAGCTTCATAGTTGGGCCTCCCTTTCCATCTTCTCCCTGATGGCTGACAGGATGAAATCCCGGTTCAGCACATACAGGTCCGTAATTCCGTGCTCTTTGCACATCTTGATGATTTCGTCCATGATGTAGTTTTTGATATCTTCTTTCCAGAGGACAACCGCCTGTATCGTTGCAGAGGCCACGGTGTTTCCATCCTCGTCTGTTCTGACTTGCAAGGCTGGGCCCCCAATGTCAACATATTCTCCCGGGTTCTTCATTCCAGATCCTCCAGCATCTCCATCTTAGGCTGAAACACAACCACCATTGACGGGAACGGAGCACTGTTTTTCGTTCCTCCAAATTTCAGCCTCCCACGCACAAAACGGATCTCCGCCCGCCCAAGTATGTAGTCGTGAAACCACCTCGTATCTGTTCTCGCTGGGAGAAGCATTACAACGGTATTCCCAGCAGCGCAAGCAAATAGCCCACGCCTTACCCATTGTCCAATATTACGGCCATAGGGAGGATTACACCACACAACGCCCGTCCAGGGCTGGGAGAGTCCGTCCTGCTCCGGGGTGTAGTACCGGGCGCACTTCGCGTTTTCCGACAGGGCGCAGGCGTCCAACGTAAAATGAAACTCGGCGTCCAGTGCGTCAAAAAACTCCTGCGGTGTCTCCCATAAATCCGTTTTGCTCGAAAACATTACATCAGTGTTCATCCAGCATCTCCATTTCCTCCGCGCTCAGAATCGGCGCGCGGGTGTTCCAGGCGAGGCGGGCTTCGTGTTCCGTCTTATACCATCCGCTGTTCGTAAAACATTTCATGCAGATCACATTTCTGCGGACATTTGGCTGATAGTAACGTTCGTTCCGCACCCTTGCCTGTCCTCTGCACATAGGGCACGGCAACAGCACCCCCGCATCCGTCAGCCGCTTCGCTGCCTCCCGGTCGCCCAGCAGGGCGCGTCTTTCGTCTGTCAAAACCATCTGTAATTTAACTCCTTGTCCAGCATGTCCCATCGAAAAATCTTATCGTCCGGATAGATCAGGCCCTCGTCCTCCATCTGGAAGCGCCGGTCAAAGTCGTGTACGGTGTGGCCGGGTATGTATTCACCGTCCTCAAAAATCGTTTCTTCCTCTCCATCAGAATTGATGATCGTTTTTTGCTTCGTCTCTCTGTGTCCAGGCCTAAATGTTACAGGGCTGTCACTGTCCCATTTGAGCATCAGCGCCCACAGTTCCGGGTAATTCCTGCGGAGTAGCCGAAGCTGCCCCACGCTCTGATTATGGCAGAACCAGCAGCCTCCCCTCGTGGCTGTTGTGTAGATTGGAGACAGTAGGCCTTGGCCCTCGCACCAGCGGCGGCAATCAGCTTCCGTCCAGCCCGCCTCTACAAGAGGACTTCTCTTTTTGTCAGATAGGCTGTGAAAGCGGTTCGGCTCGTCGACGGCGATGCCCAAGTATATGATATTGCCCTTTGTCTCGACCTTATCTAGCCCCGGCATTTTCACGTCGCTGTTACAGTAAGGCCCACTAGGGAACGGCCATCCGTAGATTTCTCCCGGCCGCTTGTTCCCTCCCAATACCCGGTAAAATGCTTGCTCGTATGTAAGCCGCCCTCGGACATGCTCCACCTCAATCCCCCACCGCTCCTGGATAATCCGGTCTGCGTGGTCCTTAAACTCCACCATCGGCGGAAGGTCGGCGTGGATAGTGTCTGTGGCCCAAACCTCTGCATGGACGATGCGGTCAAGGGGCCAGCTCAGCTGTTCGATGGCCCCTAAACATGCGAGACTATCTTTTCCGTAAGACAGGGATAAAATATATTCCATAGGCGTTCCTCCACGTCTGGAGGTGGCCGGCCTTTAAAACGTTGCCTCCTATGGTTTTATTTAAAATTTGGGCAGCTCTCGATGGCGTATGTAGTCACCCATGTTTTCCGCCCGCCCCGGTTTCTCCCAACAACAAACGTCCGTTTCTTGGCCGTCCAGCCCGGTACAGGTTTCTCTTCCCGCAGCCATGGGCACTGATTGATCGGGCAACAACAATCCATACAGGGGTTAGCAGAGTAACGGCGGATGGGGACTAGATATTGTTCAAGTTCGCTCACGTCCTGCCTCCCATTCCCGGTACAGGGAAAACCAGTCCTCCGCCCGCATCGTTACCAGCCATTCGCAGCGGCTCCGCCGGTGGGCTACAATGGGATATTCCCAAGGAGGCGCATCGTGCTTTGCCTGGGCCATGGCTGCCTCCAAATCCAGCCGCTCCACACGCTTGACTTCCTGATGGATGCCGGGCAGCCCTACAACGTCAGAGGCGTCCCCGGTGTTCCCGCAATACTGAGCCGTGCGGCGGCAGTCATAGCCCTGCCCACGGCAATAGCTGGCCCATTCCAGCTCTCCGCGCTTGCCTTTTTGTTTGCTGTTCATGGTTCCTCCTTGTGGTGATACATTTCCCGGATGTACTTCCACGTCTCGTCGTTCATGCTTTGGGCAGTAGGCTTTTCCTTCCCGCCCGATTTCTTCAGGCGGTCAAAGATGATGCCTCTCCAGTTGCAGGCCATACAGTACCGGATCAGCTCGGCAACGGCCGTTTCTCCGTATCGGGCTGCATTGTTTCTGATTTCAGAGACCAGGGACTGCAAACCGGTTTGCCTATACGGCTCCCGCCGTTCCCGCTTGTACGCCAACCATTCGTCAAGGGCAGATTGGAGCTCTTTCCCAAAGCCGGTCTCCCCCGGAGAGGGGGTAGGGGGAGAATAAGATTCCTTCTCTTTCTCTAACTCTTTCTCCTTCTCTTTCTCTTTCTCCCTTACCGTTTCCTCTTGCTTCCGGTTTGCTTCCGGTTTGCTTCCGGTTTGCTTTCGCTTTCCTCCTGCCTTTCCTGATTCTGCTTTGCGTCTGCTTGCGTCCAGATTCGGTTTGCTTAAATCGAACACGATTGCCGCAGACTCGGCAATGCTATCCAGATTTGGAAGCTCTCCGGTTAGAGCGTATCCGCAGATTGCATCATAGGCGTCGCAACGATCCGCCTTTTTCTTAATGCGGGATATGGATTGGAAGAACGACGCATAGAATGTGAATTGTGAACGCTCCATAATAGCTTCACTTCCTTTTCTTCAGCTCTTCCTGCTCCGCAATTTTATACATCATGTGGGCGGCATAGCTGATGGCTTGCATCAGGTCTAGTTTGCCAGGGCCCTTGATCTTGCTGTATGCCTCGCAGATTTTCTCGTCTCCGAAGTAGAGAGACATATTGAGGCTTTTCCCGCCGGAGACATCTATCCGGGCAGTGTATATGATCCACTGGCGGCACTCTGAGGCGTTGCTGCCTGCTTCTTCTTGATCTGGGAGAGGGGGATGTTTAGCTGATAGCAAAGCAACTTGGCAGCAGACTCTTTCATCTGCCCAGTACTAATGCAACATCTAATATATGAGTCTGAGTAACCAAGATCACGAGATGCTTGCGAGAGGTTCTTCCCCCTTTCTTCAATGGAATCCCGCAAGGCATTCCGGTCTAGCTCAATGACGTTTCCTTTCATCTGTATACCTCCTATTTATCGTGGTTGCTGTTCAGTTAAAACGGCAGTTCGCTGTCCTCTTCGCCGATCTCGGCGAAGTCTGCGGCTGAGACATTGACGCCGCCGCTCTGGATGGGGAAGTGGGACTCCTTTTCTGTGGGCCACACATAGTCCGCTATCAGGTCTGTATAGGTTTTGCCGTTGTATTCCCAGCTATCCAGCCGTCCGGCGGCGATGACCCGGTCGCCCTTCACCATAACGGACAACTGGCGGGCCAGATGTCCCCAGCCCTTGACAGTCGGGAAAGCGGCGGTTCCGTCCTTTCGGCCATAGGCCCGGACGGAGATGGAGCCGACCTCCTTGCCGTTGCTGGTGATGCGGATATCGCCGTCACAGGTGGCCTTTGCGATGACGAGGCCGGTCTTGACCTCGTTGCCGCTGCGGTCATAGTCTGGCAGGCCATTGATAAACATTTAGATACCCTCACTTTCCACACGCTTCATGCAGTTCGCACAGAGCTGGCGGCCAAACCGACGGTTTGTATAGCTCACCATATCCTTCACATCCCAGGGCTTCCCGTCTCTCTTTTTGACGGGATAGATCAGTTCGCCGCAGTCGTCGCAGCGATATTCCTTGCGCTGTTCGGCGGCTGCCTGCTCTTTTGCAAACTCGTCCGTGTCCGCGTCCTTTGTATCATCAATGCAGAAGAGGCCGTTCAACGCGTACTTTCTGGCATAGCTTGACGCGGTGCCGGTGATCTGGCTGTCATCCATTCCTTTCTTGTCCTCGCTCTCCCGTGCATAAGCAGAATTTGAAAGGCAGCCTGTGGAGGCGGTGTCCCATAGGGTGGCAGTGGCGTGGATGTAATATCGCTCACCAATACACTCCAACTCGTCAGAGACAGTTAGCAGCAGCTCATGCTTGGCAAGCAGCGGCTTTACTGCCTCCATAATGTCCTCACAGGACCGGTACTTATATCCGCCAAACTTGTTCGTGCGGCCCTTTGGGGCTTTCAGCTCCGTTTGAACGGCCGAGACGCGGGATAAATCACAGTTATCCATCAGCGAAACTCGATTCTTTACTTGATGCTGCGGCCGTCCAGCGGCGGCAGCGTGCCTATTATTTCGGCAAGCACATTGCTGGAGTTATCAATATTTTCTTCGGATGTGCTTGCACCGACCATA